TATATCTCACAACAAAGGAACAGCAACTCAACCTTATATTCCATCTTCTGGATTAAGAATGTATGTTGACCCAGGAAAAGCATCATCAACGGATGGTACCACAACGGCAGACTGGTTAGACCTATCAGGATATAATACAGGTGTAAGACCTGCAGGTGTTACAAACGCAGCAAGTATTACAGGTGGTAACCCATCATATAATGCAGGAGCAAGTAAAAAAGAAAAATATTGGGCAGGAAATGGTACAAATCAATTCTGGTATAAAGATACTACAACAAATATCAATGGTGGTATTTCTCAATTCAATACTAATACTGGTACAATTCATATGTGGATTAGACCTACAACAACATTGGGTACAACTACAAGACACATTTTTGACTACGCAGGTTTTTATGGTTTGGCAATTGAATCATCGGATAGTTCTACTTTAAATAGAGTAAAATTCTATGGTAGTACATTAGGTAATAGTGCACAATTGACAACTTCATTATCAGCAAACGTTTGGTATATGATTTCAGCAACATTCCAACCAAGTGGAACTGTAACTGTTTATGTTGATAAAACATCGGTAGGTACATTCACAGCAGCAGCGTTTACAGCACCATCATCTACGAACTTTTTAACGATTGGTAGTAATAGTGCAAGAACAACGTTTTGGAATGGACAAGTTGGACCTGTATTGTTTTACAACACATTACAAAACGCAGCAGGTGTAGGACAAGTTTATGATTATTTCTCACCAACATATAAATAACATTATTTTGTTGTTTTGAAATAAAAGATTATATTTATAGTAGACATTAAAAAATTAAATAAAAGCATAAAATGGCAGAGAAAATAGTATCACCAGGCGTATTTACTAAAGAAAACGACCTTTCATTCTTACAACAAGGTGTATCTGAAATAGGTGCAGCGTTCATTGGTCCTTTTAACGAAGGTCCTTTAACCCCAACAATTGTTAATTCACAAGCTGAATTCGAAACACTTTTCGGAGCAGTTGATGGCACATATTATACTCCTTTAGCAGTACAATCTTATTTAAGAGAAGCAGGAACTGCAACTATTTGTAGAGTAGCTGGTGTAGGTGGATATACCGAAACCGCTCCTTTATTATTAACCGCAACTTCAGGTTCAGTATCAGCATCTTTAGGTATTCTTTTTAATACCGCAGTAGGTGCAAATGGTGGATTTGTTGGTGAAACATTAGCAGACGCTGATGGTAGAGGTGATTTTGTTTTATCAACTTTAGGTTCGGCATCTTTAAATGTAACCGATACTAATGATATTGAGGCAGTATTTGGAACATCACCATTTGGAAGTAAAGATGCATATTCATATGGTTTCTTCAAAAATACATCTATGAATTTTACATCTGCAACTTCTGCAAGTGTAACTGTATTGGGAAATCAATTATTTAACTTTGATGCACAGGAAGCATTAACACCAATGATTAAATCTCAAACAATCTCTGGTGATAGATACGATTTATTCCAATTTGAAACAATCGGAGCAGGTAATTCGGCAAATACTAAAGTTAAAATTGGTATTACAAACATCAAAGCAGCTGGTTCTGTAAATGGTACTGATTATGGTACATTCACAGTAGTTGTTAGAGATTTTGCTGATACAAATAAGAAAAAGACAGTATTAGAAACTTGGTCAAACGTAAACTTAGACCCTAACTCTCCTAACTACATCGCAAGAGTAATTGGTGATAGAAAATTATCAATCAGTTCAGAAGGTAAAATTTCAGAAACAGGTGATTGGGTTAATAACTCAAAGTATGTTAGAATTGCAAACTTAAACGAAGCAGCTCCTGTACAGGCAGTACCATTCGGACATGATAAATATTCTTTACCAGTTTCTGCATCAGCAGCAGTTGGAGCATTGATTCCTTCAGTAACATTCGTAACTTCATCAGCAACACAATATGGTGGTATTGATTTAGATAACAATACTGATAATAATATTTACTTAAAACCAATTCCAACAGGAGCAGGTGTAGGTTCAAATTCAGTATTTGGATTAGATAACGCAGCAACAAATGGCGCAGCATTAGCAGTTGGTTCAACTTTAGCACAATTCGTTGTAGCATTTCAAAATGGATTTGATGGTAAGAACCCAGCAGTAGCAATCAACAAAGGTTCTGATATTTCAGCAGGTAACTCACAAGGTTTTGATTTGACAACTTCAGCATCATCTGGTTCAGTAGCATACGCTAAGCACGTAGCAGCATTATCAAACGCAGATGAATTTGATATCAATATGGTTGTAACTCCAGGTGTTGTAAGAAGATTACACCCTTCAGTAGCAACTTCAGTATTGGATATGGTTGAGCAAAGAAATGATTGTTTCTATATCTTAGATACAACTGCATATGGTGATTCAATTGCACAGGCTAACACACAAGCACAAGCAATCGATTCAAATATGGTAGCAACTTACTACCCTTGGGTTAAGACAATTGATGTTAACACAAACAAATTAATATCAGTTCCACCTTCAGTATTATTACCTGGCGTATTCGCAGCAAACGATAGAGTAGCAGCAGAATGGTTCGCACCAGCCGGTTTAAATAGAGGTGGTTTAATCGGAGCAGTAAGTGTTCAAAATCGTTTAACTCAATCTGAAAAAGATTCATTATACGAAAACAAAGTAAACCCAATCGTACAATTTCCAGGACAAGGTATTGTAGTATTTGGACAAAAAACATTACAAGATAAACCATCAGCATTAGATAGAATCAACGTAAGAAGATTATTATTGACTGTTAGAAAGTATATCGCATCTACTTCTCGTTACTTAGTGTTCGAACAAAACACATCGGAGACTAGAAATAGATTCTTAAATATCGTTAACCCTTACTTAGAATCAATCCAACAAAGACAAGGTCTTTACGCTTTCAGAGTAGTTATGGATGAAACTAATAACACACCAGATGTAATTGATAGAAACATTATGAAAGGAGCTATCTATTTACAACCAACTAAGACAGCTGAATTCATTCAAATTGATTTCAACATCTTACCAACTGGCGCAGCGTTTAACGGATAATTTTAAAAGTAGATATTTATATAAAGAAAACAATTAAATAGAGAAAAAAATGCCAGAAGTATTAGAGTTCGATAAAATGTTCTATACCAACTTTGAACCAAAGTTAGGTAATAGATTTATAATGGAAATCAACGGTATCCAATCGTATATGATAAAAACGGCTAGTAGACCAACTTTCACATCGGAAGTAGTTGAGCTAGACCACATCAACGTAAAAAGAAAAATTAAAGGTAAATCAACTTGGGATGATATCACTATCTCTCTTTATGACCCAATTGTACCATCAGGTGCACAGCAAGTTATGGAGTGGATTAGAAGTTCACACGAATCATTGACAGGTAGAGATGGATACGCAGCTTTCTATAAGAAAGATATTACGTTCTATCTATTAGGACCGGTAGGTGATAAAGTTGAACAATGGACTCTTAAAGGAGCATTCATTTCTTCAGCAAACTTCGGTGAGTTGGATTGGGCTTCAAATGACCCATTATCAATCGAATTGACATTAGCATACGATTACGCAATTCTTGAGTACTAATCTCTAATAGGTAAACTTTAAAATAATTAAAAAGGGGTAGATTTCTATCCCTTTTTTTATGTCTTATTTAGAATGATTATAAATTTGAAAAATAATTGAAAAAAGGCTTGACTTTTATAGCAGAATGTATTACCTTTACTATGTAATAAGAGTTAAACGTAAAACAAATAAAGTTATGAACATTTCAGAATTATCAAATCTATCAGTAGCGGAATTAAGAAACATCAATCAGATTGTTGTTGAGTTAATCAAACAAAAACGTAATATTGAATCACTTCAAAAGAAAGTGGGTTTAGCTGTGGGTATGACCGTTAGAGTAAATCACCCTAAGTTGCGTGGTAAAGAGTTGTCTGTTAATAAGATTAACCGAACCAAAGCTACTCTAAGTGTAAAGAGTGGTGGTGTGTTTATCGTTCCAATTTCCTTAATTGAATATTAATCCTTAAAATAAATAACATATGGAGCTTTTAGATGTGTGT